GTGGTTGTTTCGACAGCCGCACTTTGTATTATCTCTTTGGCATTGACTTGGGTTACTTATTTGGTACACAAAGACGCTAAAGAAGAACATAAGACAAGCGTTTCAGCTCTTTCGCACGACAATGACAATATGTACCAGATTGCTAAAGACGAAATGGATTATCACCACAAACATACTCAAGCTGTTCGTGACATTAAGAGAATTCGGTACAACAAAGGCAAGCCACAGAAAGCTCTAGATTGATGATTGCTTGAGGTCACAGCCCAACTGTGGCTTCACTGAAGTTATCAATCAATAGGAGGACGAAATGAGCTACTTATTGCTAAGTTTGGTATGCGGATTCGTCGTACTATCAGCAATTGATTGGCCCTCACTGTGGCGGAATTGGACTAAAGGACAAATAAAATGATGAAGATTATGGTTTGGTTTGCACTTGCTTATGGTTGTCTATCTGGAGGAATAACAGCACTAATTTATAGCCTATACTATCAATTGCCTTATTGGGGTGTTGGTCTTGTGCTTTTCTCTACTATCTTTTTAATTAGATATCAGAAGATGTAGCAAAAATCGACCGGAATTAGGAGAATTTCAATGAAAATGTACAAACATATTGAAACAGTTAAATTCCCATTTGGCATTACTGTGTCAACATGCACTTCTCATACTCACAGTTTTATTGGAAAACACCCGTTCGGTGGAACTGTTCGCCAAACAATTACTCTAGTTGGTATTTGCAGTGACTATTGTCCTTTGAAGGGTCGTGTCCATCGTGGAAATCTCATTTGACTATGAAACAAAACAGAAAGTAATGAAACTTAGTGCCGAAGAAGAAGGATTGCTTTTAGCTGCATTGTGTAGTGCACAATGGCACACATATGTTTCCAGGGTAGCGGAATTCTGTAAAGAGTTGCGTGAAGAACTGAAAAACGAGGCTAATTAGTGGTGTCAACTCATGAAAGATACTACTTACCCATTGAAAGCCTACTAAAGGCTAATGGATCAATGGGAGTTAACGCAATTGCACGTGAATTGGACGTGCCGGTATCCACAATTCAGAAATGGCTTGAACGTCAAAGGTATTTTGTCAAGAATGAAAAGCGTCAGTGGGAATTGCCTGGCACTAAGAGCACAGTTCGACAACTTAATGGAGAAATTCGAGAAGTAATCAATTCTCAACTGGTTACTATCGAGCGTTTGCACCGAACTTTAGCCGATCAATTAGAAGCCACTGTTGATTTCATTAAAGACTATGAAATTAAACAGCCACAGGGAACTAAGCTAGACGAAGTTGATCGACCTGTGGCTGATATTGATCCTCGTCTAATTCAATTACAGGAAGACGCTAAGAAACTGAAGGAAATCTTCAATAAGAAAGATATCAAATCAAATATTCCTGAAGAATACAAGGCTTTACTTAATGGTTATGACCACGTCGGTCTTGTCCTTAAAGAAGGAAAAGATTTTACCACTAAGTTTTTGGAAGATGAAATCTTTTCCCTACTATCGGGCCGCATTTCCTCTCTATCAGAAGGAACTGTGGGAATATTGAAGGAGAATCAGAAATGAGTAAATGGACACATTCTATTTGTGTTAAAGATTTCGAAGACTTAACTGGTAAACCGGCAAAATCTGCTGTGAGAATGAAAGATCCTGAAGTTGAAGTGTGTTGCTTTTGTGGTAAAGATACAATCTCAGGAATCTACATTCGCCACGATCCTAGTAATTTGAACTACTGTGAGCATAAAGATGCCTAAGATTGATTACAGACGTTATGCGGAGCGCCGTCTTCGTATGAGGCACCCCGAAGAACTTACAGAATTGTATGTCAAGGAACGAGGCCCTTTGGGACGTAGAGAGAACGAAACACCAAAAGAATATAATAATAGATTAGCTAATGCATATAGCCGAGCAACAACTACACTTAGAAAACAATATCCAGAAGAATATCGTAAACTTTTTATTGAAGTAGTTAGAGATAAACGACTGGAATTGCGTTAAGGCACAAAGAAAGGCCCGGATCAATTAAGATCCGGGCCTTTCTAGTACAGCTGATTACTTCTTGGTGATCACGAAGTGCAAATCGTTGTCATCGAACTCAACAGGGTTGGTCTTAGTCTCCTCGGGAGAATTGCCAGCCTTTTCCCAAACCTCACGGAAAACATCAGCCTTAGGCGCCTTACCGCGCTCGTAGAACTTAGTAAGAGACATCGCCGTCTTGCTAAAACCATCCTCCGAAAGGATTTCCTTGCCATCCTTGTCAGTAACAACAACAGTAACACGGTACTTAGGAGTAGACTTACCAGAATCACTAAAAGAGTGCTCCTGGTCCCGACCAATCATCGGAAGCTTAAACTCATTGAGGAAAGACTCAACAGCTTCAGATGCCTGAGTATTGGTAGTCATATCAGCCATCATCTTCAGCTGAGTACCAATAACATGAGCGGTCTTACGCTTCTCCTTAAGAGGAGCCTCAATCTCAGGATTACGATCGGCCGTAGCAGAAAGAGTAATACCAATCTTCTTAGACGTCACGTCGAGGACAGCGCGGCGAGCAAGATTATAAGCATCCTGCGCTGCCTCATACTTCTTAATGGCATCCAGAATCGCAGAATCAGGATCACTCTTGTCAGTCGGGCGCGCAAACTCGCGAGCCTTTTCCATAACCTTGTGAGCATTCCACTCAGCAGACTTCTCTGCCAAAACATCTTTGTTGTACGAAAGAATCTCGTCAACGGTCTGAAGATACTTATTGCAAAACTCAGCAAGGATAGGGTTTTCCATGAGAACAGCAGGAATACGAGAAGCCGGAGCCTCTACATTCTTGGCATTCTCAAGCTCTGCAGGCTCTGTCTTAGGAGCAGTAGCCTTAGTAGCCTTAGCAGCAGTCTGAGTAGACATTTACGTTTCCCCTTTCAAGGGAATAATTAAATGAGCAAACCCAAATGCTGCCCTGAAATCAGCCTTTTGTAAATATCCAATTGTCACATTTACAGCCGACCCCAGGGCATCATCTGTCCTGCTCGGTACCCCTCAAGTCTACATCATGACCTGCCAAAACACCACCTGTGGCGGAAAAATTCTTGAGAAAGTTATGTCCGTTTTGCCCGATTCTTTATTTGGAACTTTGATATAATTAATGAAGAAGCTCAACTTTGCAAAAAGAATAATGTATTAGTCATCGATGGGTGTCGATTTGGCAGACTTTATTTGGTATGATACCATAGAGGGGTCATGGGAAGTCCTGCGTAGGAGGAAATAATGTGAGAGTCTTGAAGTTTATTAGAGATGTTTTTTATTTCTACGTACATCAAATTACTTGTAAAGAATGCAAACAAAAATCTAACAAAAATTTCGTAGAGAAATTGAGATGACAATGATTTACAAATTTACTAATCCTCAAATGATTCCTGAAGATTTGGTACCCGGCGAGTACACTACTCGTGTAATTGAAACTGGTTGGGAAGACGGAGATTTTGTAGTTATTCTTGAATATTTGGGTGAAATTAATAATGACAATAATCGTTGTCTCTTTCCTCTAGTAAAGCACGCCACAGGATGGCAGCCCACTTATTCAGATACCTATGTTGACGATATTACTGATTATCATATTTGGGACTCTTATCGTAATCTTGACGAAAGTCATTATCAAGAATTTAACGATGATTTTAATGAAATCGTTGAATCTGAAAATTTGACTGGAATTGAGAATTAATATGCTAGATGTTAACTACATTTCAGAAGACAACGAGAAGATTTCCTTTTCAGGTGTACTCAACTTTTTCGACCAAATAGTAACAGATTTTCCAGATACTTCTTTTGAGCTTCAATATTTACCAAACACACAGCGTATAGTGATCAAATCTTGGGATGATCGTTTTAAATTTGTTTTTATGGAGATTAAATGAAGCATTTAGTGTCTACAGAAGTTGCTAAATCTAGACTTGCTAAATGGATAGCTCAGGCACAACCAGTAAAACCAGGAATTACGTGGACTGAACGCCGAATGGCGATTAAATTTGGAGGACATACGTACCTTGTCGAGCAGGATCAAATTTTCGCATGTGCGCATTGCGGCCATTATGATCCTCAATGGAAGACAACTGAAGTTCTAAACTTCTTTTTAGAAACCTTTGGTATTAAGCCTGAGGAAGTAGAAATCGTTTGCTCTGTGGCGGGTGTTGACAATGATGAGTCATGATTTAGCAAGAGAACTTTTAAAGCGACGAAACAATGATATTAGATTTCTTCTTGAACTTGATCAAAAAGGTAAAGATACTTATAATATACATATTAGAATGCGAGATGATAGTGAAGAGCCTGATTGTGTAATTTCTCCGCAGGAGGCTATTAACTATTATCCTCCGGGCAATTATATTTTAGTTGAATTGGATATTTTGGAATTAGGTTATGGAGGTGACTGATGGCTGAAAAGACTTATTGCACTAGTTGTGGTCATGCTCGTACTTCCCATTCTAAAGAGGGATGTGTCGAATGCCCGTGCCCTGTCAAGTATATGGACAAAGATATGTTTGCTCCAAGATGAGGAGTAAATAATGTCAAAAGAAAAGCAGCCACAGCCCCCACCGCAGCCCGTTAAATGTAGTAATTGTGGAGGTAGCGGCACGCAGATTATTCATGAGAACGGTAAAGCAAAAGCCGTTACATGTGGAGTCTGTGGCGGAAGTGGTTATGTCTAGAAAGACTGAAATACAATCTAAGATTGCTAATCTTCAGGCTGAGTTGAATATATTAAATCGTGTCGGAGACGACACATTTAACTTAGGAACTGTACTTGTTTTTGCGGCTAAGAACAATACAGTTCATTGGTACATCCGTAAGACAAATATTGACACTTGGATTTCAATGACTACAGTTAATCCTACTCCGATTCTATCTAAGGATTTATTTAGTTTTATTAGTGATGCCTTAGAATCGGATATTGGATATTTTGAGGTGTACGAATTGAGGGTTCAACCTAATCCGTTTTTTACCTCGGAGTGATATGAAGAGATATATGATTCCACGAATTGCCCATTGCGGAGCAGGTTCTTGAATTTACTTTGGTAGTGTCCTAATAAACAGCAGTCGCCAGTTTATTAGTTGAGGGAGCAAGCCTCGTGATTTAGGTGGGGATCTTACGAGAATAAGCCTCCCGTATCTTAGAGAGTAACAGACACTACTCAACCGCCAAAGTGTCTTAAACCTCTTTAGGGTACGGGAGCATTGAGGGTATAGTTTAATTGGGAAAACACTGATGGGTTGTATCGGAAAACACTTTGCCGACAAGTCAGTAGATGTAGGTTCGATTCCTACTACCCTCGCGTAATAGAATTATCATTAGAGGTGAAGTTATGAATCTAAAAGTAGGAACTAAACTAAAATCAAAGCATTCTGGTAAAGTATGTACTGTTATCGATATTGATGAGAAATGGGACAGGTTTGGAGTAGAATGGGATGTAAAAACTAGGGGCTGTAAAGCTAATCATGAGATTAGTAAGGCACATCTATACTTTACGATAGTTAAAACCCTTACTAAAGATATTGAAAGAGCAGATGAATTTTTGAGTAGGGCGAATCGGGGATTAGATGATAATTGGAGAGAATATGACTAAAGAGTATACGGGGATGCTGTTAGGTGGGCCGGATGATGGTAGTTTTGTTACATCTTCACTTCCTAAATTTCCAGCAAAACAGGTTGTAATTCTTTATCTTGATGGTAAAGACAAAGATTCTAACGAAGTCATTACTGAAGGATTCTACGTTTGGCATGAAAATGGTCCATGCTTTAAATGGGAGCCATATTCCGAAGCTTACTACACACGCAAAAAAGTAGAAGACTAGTAATAGAGTGCTACTATCAAGGTAGTAGCCTTTGCGGATGTGGCGGAACGGCATACGCAGTTGACTTAAAATCAACCGCTCGAAAGAGCATACGGGTTCGAATCCCGTCATCCGCACTGAAAGGATTTAAATGGTACGTAGACCGGTTAAGCCCCAGATTTTTAGCAGGAATCCTGATCATTTTAAGGATTATAGATTATCTGTTTGCACTAATTGTAGTACAGGTATTTTTGCAGACCATAAATATGTTTGGTCGTCGAAAGGATTAATCCATATTGACTGCAATGATAAGGTAGGGGTCAATGCACTTGAAGATGTATCGTGAGCATTACACTAGTACCGACAATCGATTATGGAAACCAAAACGCGGTTTCATTTCTGAAGAGCAAATTAAAGAACAATTAGGTTTTGATCCTGCAAAATGTAATATTTATAGGTGTACTTTTTGTGATATGTTACATATGGGTCGGGGAACTAAATGACAGCCACAGAGGACCACAAAGCTATTCTAGATCAGATTGATCATTATGTAGTAGATCTCAGAGAAACAGATGCTCAGGAAGCCCTTCTCAATGACCAATTAGCTCAAATTCGACTAGAAATAGCTAAGCTAAGAGATAAACGTTATCAAACTCGAATTAGGCTACGTGAAGCCGTCACTAATAAAGAATCTATTGAGCGTCAAGTTAGTCTTGAAGAAGAAGCTGCCGCAATTAAAAAGCGAATTGAAAAGAAAAAAGCTGAAGCTAAAGAACTTCTTGAAAATGCACCTTGGAAAGATATTGCAAAGGATTGGCAGGTATCGGGGGCAATTCAACTTCCCGAGCGTGCACTTCTTGGAGATAAACGAGGGCTAGGAAAAACTCTAAGTTCTCTTATTTGGCTCCGGCTTCAGAGGGCTAAGAAGACTCTTGTTTGTCTTCGTAAAGAAGTGGCTGAAGATTTTATTAAAGAAATCAGCATTCGAGAACCTGATAAATTTGTTTATCCTCTTATTGGCGCTACACCAGAGACTCGCAGGATTGCTGCGATGCTTCTCAATGGACACAAGGAATTTATTGTAGTTACTAATATTGAATCATGGCGCAAAAATATTGAGACGACAACCAATGATCTTCTCAAAATTAATTATGACACAATGATTCTTGATGAAGCTCACCATATTAAGAATGCTAATAGTAGTACAGCTCTGGGTTTCTTTAAATTGGCGGATACAGTACCTAAAGTACTAGAACTTACAGGTACTCCGATTAAGAATAAGCCACAGGAGATGTTCTCACTACTACATGCTTTATATCCTAATATTTTTCCGTCCGAAAGAAAATTCCAGAGAGATTTCTGCACTCAAATTACTCAAAATAAGTGGATGTTCACGCCACAGGGACTGGTTAATCTCGTTGAGAGAATTAAACCTTTTTATCTAGCACGTAGTCCGGAGGACGTAGGGAGGGACGTTCCTCCGCCTCGTATTATTGAATACAAGCTAGACTTTGAGAATCATCTTAAACAAAAAGAAGCATATAAGATTATGACAGAGCGCAGTATGGCTCTACTTACAAGTGGTAAAGTAATTCCAATTGTAAGTCAGCTGGCCATTATGACTCGTCAGGCACAAGTAGTAAGTTGGCCTGCTGGTATTCGCTTTGTTGATCCAGAAGATGGACAAGTCTATAAATTTGACGTTGAAGAATCTGTTAAAATGGATTGGGCTGAAGAGTTAATTCAAGAGCTAGTAGGCGAAGGAGAAAGAATTCTTCTCTTCTCTCGATTCAAGCCTGCTATTTATGAACTACAGAAGAGACTAACACAAGCAGGTCTCTCTGTGGCTGTTATCACTGGTGACGAGGATAAAACTAATAATAGGGAAATCTTTAATGATTTTGATTTAAAGACAGCTGATCCAGATGATTACAAATATCAGGTGCTTCTCGCAACATATCAGACTGTAGGTGAAAGTGCTAATCTAAATGCAGCACGTCATGCTATTCTCTACGATCGCTTCTGGAATCCAGGAAATGAAGATCAGGCGATTGGTAGAATTGACCGACTCAATTCTATTGATCAAGCAACCGTGCACGTTCCAATTGTAGATAAATCTATTGATGTCTATATGTCAGATTTAATTGATGAAAAGAGAAATATTATCACAGGATTCAAAGCAGCATCCGACATGCAAACAAGCTTGGCAAAGCATTTAAGTGAAACTGTTAAAGGATAAAGGAGACTGGTATGGACTTGGAAGAGCTTAAGGTAGCAGTTAATAAACTTCTGCTTCATGAGCATGACTTTCAGCCGGATGAAGCGGAAGAGTTGATCGAGCAGTCAGTAGCAGAAAACCCTCTGTTCTGGAATGAGAATGCCATTCCAGAAGATCTCGCTAATCTACTTGCGACAGGCGATGACGACTAGTAAGCTATGAGGTAGCGGGCCTCACCTCAAGCAATTGGGAGTGAGGCCCCAGGCTTTTGTGCCCAAAATCAGGCTCTGCGGGGGAGGTTGATCATGGCCAGACAAGCCTACCCTACGCAAATCAAATCGAATTTATTGAAGGTAAGGTAAAGTAAATGTATTTTAGAGAAGAAGTTATTACCCCTGCAAAAGCTAAGAAATATTTGAGCTTGAATATTCCAAATAACCGTACTACTTCTCCAATAACTATTAGTACTTATGCTTCTGATATTAAAGAAAAACTATGGATTTCCAACAGCGGAGACAATATCAAATTTAATACTCAAGGTGAACTTATCGATGGACAGCAACGTCTAATGGCAGTAATTGAAGCGAATACTACAGTAACAATGTGGGTAGCTTACGATGTTTCAGACGAAGCTTTACCTGTGATTGATACTGGGAGAGCTCGTACTTTTGCACATACACTTAAAATGCAGCATGCTATCAATACGCCACGTACTAGTGCAATTGTAAAGTGGATATACCTTTTCGATAAGGGTTATCCAATGAACAAGGGAGCAGCCAAGCCCTCACATTCGCAGCTTAACATTATTTTTAAAAAATCTCCCACTGCTTTTGTTGAAGCTTCACGCAGAGCAGACGATGTTAAGCGAACTGGTATGGCCGCCAGTGGTGTGGCTGGAGTTGCTTATTATCTATTTAATAGAATTAGTCCTTCAATTACATATAATTTCTTCGACCAGTTAGTATCGGGCGCAAATGTTCCTGAGAAGAGTCCTATCCTTACTCTTAGGAATAGATTATTTAAGGTTTTGCAGGATAGACTCACATTACCAGAGGTTCTTGCCCTTTATATTAGGGCTTGGAATAATTATTTGGAAGATAAACCAGTAACTATGTTGTATTCTAATGGTACAGATAAAAAGAAGCTTAACAATTCTAATTTCCCTCAAATCAAGATGCCTAAATGAAACCACCAAGAATTTTTAATGTAGATCCTAGAAAACATGGTTATTCTGAATGTTTGGCTTGTGGTAAATTCAAGTTTAATTTAAGATTTAGGAATGATAAAATCGACTGGATTTTATGTGAGCTCGACTATGTAGATTATTGGGAGAATACTGATCACCTCTCCCCCGACTATAAGGTGTATCCATGAGTGATGATCTTAAGCGTTACAATAAAGTTCCTATTGATTTATACCATAGGGACCAATTAGTTAAGGATTACGCTCCCTGGTATTTGGGTGTATGGGAATACACAGAAGGACATAAAATTTGGGGATTAGTTCATGGTAATTCAGAAACTCATATGTGTTATCGTGTTGAAGATAATCCATTAATTCGTATAGCTGAGAGTCGAGAACGTTATACGACGGATCCCAATCCCGACTGGCTTCGTTGGTATTTTGACGTGGGTGCCAGAATCTACATGACAATTGATGATTTGGAAAAGGCATGTAAGGAGTTAGGAATTTGGGATGTTCATCCTGCGGAAGAGGATTCCACTCCGAGTGTGAAATAGGTTGTAAGAACTGTCACACCACTATAGAACAAGCAACTAAGGTTTTAAGCCTTGGTACTGGAAAAGGAGCGCCTATAAAGGAAGACGGGGATGTTAATGATCCCTTGTCGACAGGACGAAAGCGAGCCGCGATTAAATATCCGCTTCACAAAACTAATCCTTGTGAGTGGCGTGGCAAAAAGAATTGTGGCGGTGGATTAGAACCTATTATTGGATGTCGTGATGGGTTTCAACGCCACAGGCACCATGGACCTGTTAAAAATCCATTAAGGAATGAAGTAGGTAACGTACATAGAATTTGTTTTCATTGTCACACTAGATGGCATGCCAAAAATGATCATGTGTATGATGAAACTATCTATGAAGGACTCCCCCACTCACCTGTGGCGGCTACTGATGCTGAATTAACAGCTAATGAAATTCAATGGAGCAAACATGTCGCTTGAAGTTATTAGTTATTCTGAACTGGCTAAGTTTGACACATGCAAGCGTCAATATTTTTACACTTTTGAATTAGGTTTACGTCCTCTTACAGAAACTGAAGCAATCGCCACAGGGATCAAGGGACATAAGCTCCTGCAATCGTTTTACGAATGCATGAAAATGGGAAAGACTCGCGAAGAGTCTATTGATATTATTCAACATAGAGCTAAAGAGCTTATTAAGAGCATGCATCCTGTGGAAGTGGGTGCAATTTTAAAAGCTTGGAATATGGTGGACAATTACATTAGAAAAACTGATTTTGGTACTAAGAAAGTAGCTTTGGTCGAGAATCGTTTTTTGCTCCCTGCTTCTATCCTATCTCCTGATAATCCAGTTCTTGAACATATTCAGATTGGATTCACTCCTGATGTTGTTTTTGAACGTACAGGAGGTTGGCTAGATGTAGAGGATTCTAAGTTTATTGGCAAAGCATGGCCTGAAGCAAAACTAGAACATTTTCGGCAAAATAAGCTATACTACATTTTTCTTAAACAGATGGGATATAAAGTATCTAGGTGTAGTGTTCGATTTTTTAACACTACAACAGGTAAAGTATCTGAGAAGAACGATACAATATCTCTCACTGAAGAATTTAATATTATTCAAGACTTCATTCGCGGTCTAGAAGAGGTTGTTGCTTATCGCAATTTGTCTTATGAAGAGAAAGAGTTGTCGCGACGTACAATGAATTATCATACATGTCAGTTTTGTGCTTTTTATCGTCCCTGTAAGCTAGAAGAGCAGGGCAAGGATGTTACTAATATGCTTAAGCATCAATACCAGGTTACTGATTATGATTATACCAAATAAAGAAGAGCTAGTTAAAGAAGCAAATAAAGATGCAACGGTGGATCCTAAGTATGTCACGGTACTCTATGGTGACTACGGGAGTAGGAAGACTACTACTGCTGTTTCAATGGTACAAGAAAAGGGTTTATTACTCAGTGCTGACGACAGTTGGAAAGTTCTTTTAAATCCACGACATTCTGGTATTTACTCTAAGGTTCAGGGAAATGTCAAGCATCTTACAGGTATAAGTCAACTAGACTACATTGACTTTAATGATGGATATGACACCATCATTTGGGATACAGTGAGTCAAACAGTTGACAGTTTTTTAGATTTGCTGTATGATGAGGCTGGATGGTCCGGCACACAAATCAGACAAAGAATTAATTCAAAAAATCCAGAACTAAAAGATTTAGAAGTACTTGCGGCCATGGATTATCGTGTAACACGAGATAAACTACGGCCAACTTTTAATCGACTATTTAAGGAGACTAAAGCTCACATTATTTTTACTTCTCAAATGACTGAACCGTTGCCAGGACTTAGCCAAAATCAACAAAAACGTCCATCTATCCCACAAGCTACTTTTAAAATTATTGGAACTAGGGCTGATATCATTGCCCATACTAAAGGTAATGGTAGTAGGTTCACTGCGGATGTTACGCAGAGCCTAACTCAGTTGGGCAAAAGTCGTATTGAAGGTATTCAAGGCGCCATGGACCTTGAGTCTTTTGTTACTAAGTACAAGGAGATCGTTTTCAAATGAGCATTTTCGGACAGATCGATGCTGCTACTATCAAGACTAATCAGTATTTTATTGAGGCTGGAGAGTACAGCGCTGAGGTTACTAAGGCCTACTTTAAGGATAATCGTAACGGACAGAAGCAGCTAGTCATTACTTATACTATTAATAATGAAGATTCTATTTACCTCGACAAGCCTGTTTCTCAGTACTTTACTCTTCCTGACCCTAATCTTACCGCAGAATCTTTTGAACTTCTTCCTGTTGACGAGAGGAAGAAGATTCAAGGGACGCTTTCTTCAATGAAGCGCACTCTCTGTGGTAATGCTGCCAATGCTCGGCAGAAGGGTTTGGGAGTTAACCCTGACGATTTGAATGATGCCAATTGGGACCCGGCTGTCCTTATTGGATCTAAGGTGGATCTCAGTATTGGTAATTATGGTGATGAGGGTGTCAGTATTCGTTGGGTTAATTTGGCTGAGTAATTAATATAGATAGGGCTGGGTATCTCGTTGCGGGAGATAGGAATCAGTAATTACCGCCCTGCTTATTACTGATTAAGTTTTATTCCCAGGAGTGGGAGACTTGGTACCCCACATTTAATAATGGATAGGGGGTTTTATATGGGAGGTAAGTAGCCCTGAGAAAGACCCTGAGTGAAAGGAAGACTCTTGACTGTCCCCAAGAGTCTTCCTCCTAAAAGGAGGTAATATGAGTAAAACTGAGGCGCTGACTGTACTAGTTAGGCGTCATCAAAAAGAGTTCAATGAAGCTGTTTCTTCTCTTACTGCAACTACCGGTGCTCCTAGGAGTTTGGCAAAGAAGGAAGCAGTTAAACTTTTAGCTAATAAATATCAGACAGAATATGTACATCTTCGCGGAAAGGATTTGAAAGGGAGGCTATGACAAATGACTTCTTAACTGATCTTTTCGGAGATCAGGAAGGGATTGTCTACTCTCCTGTTAAAGGTAAAATTTGGGAACAATATTTCTTTAAATGGCCACATGAGGCGAGTGCACTTGAGGCTCATATCAACGACTTCCAGCAACGAGATGTATACGTTTCTCCCGTATTATTTACTGAAGCCAGAATTGCGCCTGAAACATTCAAGGGAACTAACTATCTCTGGACAGAGTTTGATGGAACGTTACCGACAAATGTTGAACAACAACCAAGTATTCGCATTGCCTCCTCTCTCCCAGGACACGAACACTGGTACTGGAAATTAGATCATTTTGAAACTGACAAAATTTTAGTTGAAGATTTAACTAGGAGAATCGCTTTCCATTATGGTGCTGACCTTAGCGCTTGGGACTATCAGCAAGTTTTGCGTCCTGTTGATACTTGGAATCATAAGCGTAATAAGCCTGTCACTCTTCTTACTAGTAATGACAGAGTATACTCAATCGAAGAATTTCTTAAAGTACCAATTCCTCCTGCTGGTTCTCGTGTCAATATCATTCTTAGCGATTTGCCTCCTCGCGAGCAAATTCTCGCTAAATACAACTTCAAATTAGGCGCCTTAGATTTACTATTTAAAGTAGTCCCCCAAGGCAAACGCTCCGATGCTCTAGTTCGATTAGCTCACGAATGTATCGAATCTGGTGCTAGTAATGAAGAAACTTATGTTCTTTTAGAAGAGCGTGATTCTGTATGGGGTAAATTTGTAGGACGCTCTGATAGACAGAAACGACTTGAAGCTATTATCGCCGCAGTAAGACGCTCTAAAGCAACTACAGCTGAAATTGTACATGGCGCTCCTGAAGTTTACCGCTTTGGTGACTTTATGAGAACCAATATTAAGCTTAAGTGGGCAATAGAAGGCTTACTTCCTGTGGCTGGTTCTATGGTTATCTTTGGAAAACCTGGTATTGGAAAAAGTACTTTCTCTTTAAGGCTTGCAATGAATCTAGCCACAGGGCGAGAGAAATTTTTACTTTGGAATATTATCAATAAGCAACGTGTGCTTTTTGTTTCACTAGAGATGCAGCATTATGAAGTAAAACAGTTCTTTGAAGATATGGAAATATCCGAAGAAGAAACTATTCAACTTCAGGAACAATTCTTTATTTGGCCTATTGGAAATCCTTATCCCTTCGATACTCCTGATCAGCAAATAGAATTAATCAAATATATTAAACTACATAAAATTGAATGTGTAATCATTGATTCTCTTAGTATTGCAATGTACGGATCAGTTAAAGATGATGATGCAATTAAACGTTTGAATAGCTTTTTGAACGAGGATGTACGTAGAGATTTAAAATGTAGTTATATTTTTATTCACCATCCCCGTAAGCAAGGTATTGGGGAAGATAGAAAGTCTGAAAGTCAAGATGATATGTTTGGTTCAGGTTATATTACAGCTAATGCACAAACTGTTCTGGTCTTGTCGTCTAAAACAGGATCGGGAAGAATTCATGTAAGATTTCTTAAGTCTCGTATGTCTATTGGTTTACAAGATTTCTATATTGAACGAACACCCAATAGGGGGTTTACACTTGTCGGATCAACTAGTCTTACCCATGACACACCTAGAAATGAAGGGAGTGGATCTTCCGACAAAAAACCAGCAACTGGCTCACTTGGAAGCTTGCTCAACCTTTAAATATTTAGCAGTAGATACGGAAGGCTATGCTCCGAATATTCTTGGTATTAGTGTTGCTCATCCTGGTCTTGGTTCTATGTATTTCCCTATTGGGCATAAAGAGAATGTTAACATTGATCCCGACGTCCGAAAAGTCCTGGAAACAGTTTTACAAAGTGTCCCTTACAGAATCTTTCATAACGCGGGTCATGATATTAATTCTTTGCCTTATCTTTGGGATTTACCTTTTATTTGCACGATGATCATGGGTCATATGATTGATGAAAATCTTATGTCCAAAGGTCTTGATTATATGCATAAGCATTACTGTAATGGAGAGGGTAAGAAAAGACCAGATATTATGGATTCAATCATTAAAACTATGGGCTGGGAGTATGTCCCATATGCTTTAATGTATGGATACGCCACAGAAGATGCAAAAATCACAATGGAATTGTTTCAAACAATTAAACCGTTGTACGAAGAGCAGTTTGGGCCTATCTGGAGTTAAGGGTGCTATATCTAATCTTAGTAATTGTACTTCTTATATTGACTATAGCCTGGCTAGCTGTTTACGGTGCCAGTTTATACGATAGAGGTGAAAACTCAAATGCTCGCCACAGGGTGGGTTGTGGTTTAAAGAATGTCGACGAACTGGATGAAGTATTAGATGATTCGGTCGTCGTAGGAGAATAATAAAGAGTGACAACACATATCTATAAGGGAGAAGTTCGCACGGGGAATCCTTATCAACAAGCAGGTAAACATCGATATGGAGTCGCTTTGATTCCACTAGGAGATAGACAGAGGGCTGTCTTTGAATATGGAGATAATGTAGCAGAAGAAAGAGAATCCATTGATGCTTATGAGAAGTTTCTCAACAAGTAAGGAAGGTATTAATGGTAAATAGTTATGCTGGCTGGGTAGCGGACGGTTCTCCTTGGAAGCCCGCAGTACCTGTGGATAATTTGGCAAAGGTTCTAAGGGGTTATGATTACACTGTCTATATTCTTGGCAACAAAGCACATTTAACAGCTAGCCCTCCGGAAGACCACACTCCTTATAGTCATACTCCTTGGCCAGGTGCTCAACCTTATCCATATATTTTGGCTATGGATATTATGCCGGGAGGTAAGTGGGATATTGATGTTTTAGGTGCTAAGATTCTTGCCGATAAACAGGCAGGGGCTCCTGGCGTGGCTGGTCTTAAATATATGAATTGGACCGATCCTAATGGTAATTGCTGGCATGAGAAATGGACACCTAATTATTCTCGGTCAGCATCCAGTGATCGCGGACATATTCATTTATCCTGGCGGACTGACTTTGTAACTAATACTACTCCGTACGATCCAATTGCTCCTGCGAAAGGTTACGTTATGGACATTGATCTTGATGGCTATAAGCTTCCAACCTTACATAAGGGAGATGATGACAACGTAAAAGGAGGATATAACTACGTCAGTCGTGCTCAGATGTGTCTAAATTTTACTAAAGGCCTTCATCTTAAGATTGACGGAGTTTACGGAAAAATAACCGCAGATGCTGTTAAGTCGCTTCCAAGCAACTCTGATGGTAATACGATCACCATTAATGAGTGGGTCTATCTTTACGGATTGGCTAAGGGGTAGTAAAGATGCGTAGCTCTGTTACTAAGCTATTGAATGATAAAACCCCAGCCACAGAGCCTGCCTTCAAATACGGTACGCTAGTAACCCTCGTAGTGAGTTTACTCGGTTTAGGTTTGAGTTACTTTTTTCCACATCTCAGTGTAGATGCTAAGTACGCAATTATGACAGCTGCAGCCGTTTTTGTTCCTGTTATCACAGGTCTTCTTATTCGTTTTAAAGTTTGGTCACCTGCTACTGTTCAGGCTGTAATCGAAGAAATTCAGAACGACTACACGCAGGTCCAAGGAGAAATTAAACCTACTAAGTCGCAAACTCCAAAACTGCTCTAGCTTGAGGAGAGACCTATTTAAGTTAGGTCTCTCCACTTAAAAGGAGGCTAAGTTCCAATGCCAATCCGCTGTCCTTTTTGTGGCACTTCAAGCGTAGCTAAACATTGTGAAAAAGGAGCCGGATGTACTTGGTTTATTTGTCACTGTAAAAAGACAGCAACTACGCATTATCTAGTTTTTAGTATTAGCGGTCGATCCTTTTTGGAGCCAAAAAGATGAGTGAAGAAATCATCGGGGTAACTACTCGATCTACGGGATTCACTGAGAGAATTGAGGACACCCGACACAAAATTCCCGAGTTTGATTTTCGCACAGGTGATCATTTCTGGATTATGATTACATCATATAAAGTAGATCCTGTTAAAGCCATGCAAGGTGAACAGTTAATGGACCACGAGAGTCTCGTTTCTGTGGCGGGACCTTGTTGTTATTATTGTGAATTGCCTTATACTAAAACTTTAGCTTCTAGGCGTTGTAAGGGACATCCGTAAACAAAGAACTTGTAACTTCAGTAGGTATTATGAGCGTAACAGCTATTATTATTATTTTGTCCATTGTTATGCATGGGGCGCAAATATTGTATCTTCTACTTCTCTTTCTTTTCTTTTTCGCGCTAATCTTCTAGCCAAGGCATCCTCCCCCTCTCCCCCACCCCCGACCACCCCCAGGAATCCAGCCCTATGAGCCGCTGAGCCAAGATCACGACCTCCCAGGTGTCTCAGGTGGGGTCGATCGGCAGAGGGGCTCTCAGGGCGATTCCTCTTATATGAAATGTGAGGATCGATGGCTGGTACAAGACTCACCGAAGAAGAAAAAGCTAACATCGCTAAATTATATCTAGAGGGTCATTCTATCAGTAGAATAGCAGGATTGACTGGCCGATCTAGTTTTTCAGTTAAAAAAGTAATTAGAAAAGATTGGGTAAATCGAAAGTGACTTCTCTTCTTGAAGTACCAGAAATTATTGAACCTAGGCCCATTTGGCTTAAAGAACACGAAGAATGCGATAAAATGTTTACGCCACAGGAGGTGGTGCATTTGAGTAGTACTAGAGGTAAACTACAAATTACTGTTTGTCCTGCCTGTGGCTATGAGGATGTAGTGTGTTTGCACATCTATAATGATGTTGATACTAGTACTGTTACAATTAAATGTTTACTTTGTGGCGGATAAAGTAGTGACTCAAACTCTATGGGAAATTGAGTCTGACTTTATTAGACAGATTGCGGGGATTAAACGTCGTGGTATTAAAGTGGATACGGAGTTTTCTCGTAAGAAGGCTATCGAGGGAACCAGGATTCTCAATCAAATATCTTCGAGCTTGGGATGGAATCCCGGTAGTCCACAGCAACTCGGTAAGTATCTCATTGATGATCTTGGTTTACCTATACTCAAGAGAACACCAGCGGGTAAAGCTTCTTTTGACAAGGAAGCCCTAGAAGAATATGAAATTTATCTAGACGCCACAGGTGACTCTACAGCTCAAAAAGTCTTAACTTATCGAGGTTGGCAAAAAACAGTAAGCTCTAATTTCCAAGCTTATCTTGATTTGAAGGACGATAACGATGTCATACATCCCAACTACAAAGTACATGGTACTCGCAGTTGTCGTCTCAGTTGTGAAAAGCCTAATCTTCAACAGATTCCACGGGAAAGCGTAAAACCTTGGAATGGTGATGTTAAAAAAGCGTTCATTCCTCGTGAGAGAGAATTATACCTGGCACTACTGGGATCGAAAAAAATTCAGGGAACCGGCAAACTCTGCCTTAGAACGTTTGACTTCAAACAGGTTGAATTCCGTTTGGCTGCTGCGTATGCCAAAGAAACTGAACTCTTGGAAGTATTCAACTCGGGTGCGGATATCTTTACGGAGATGTCCACCCGATTGGGACGTCCACGCCATCAAATTAAGACGTTTGTGTATGCCACCCTCTATGGTGCAGGTAAGAAAAAAATTGGATTAATTCTTAAAGTTCCACAAGATGAAGCTGACGATTTATATGAGGAATACCATGGAACCTGGCCAGGTTTTCATCAAATTAGTGAGCGAGCTACAAAACTTGCTCTCAACAATGGATATATTGATTATTGGACAGGACGACGAAGACATTTACCTAAGGCTGAAGCACGAAAAGCCTTTAACTCCATTATTCAAGGAGGTGCTTTCGAAATTGTTAAACGGAGAATGTTGGCTTTACGAGAAGAACCTATTGTTCTTCAAGTGCACGACTCGATCACTATCGAAGACGACGATTCTTGCGATACCGAAAGAATCAAACGTGTCCTTGAAGACGTACCTGAGTCAAACGAATTCGGTGTAAAGTTCGAAGTTGATATGGTTGTAGAAGGAGAAAAGTAATTGTTAGTATTAGGAAGGTTTCTTGGAGAAGAAATATACATAGGAGATGCTATTACTATTCGAATATGTGATTTAGGAGATAAACGAGTTAAAATAGGTATAACTGATCCAAAAGAATTAAAAATTAGTAAGTCACAAGAAGTAGTAGAAAGGGAGAAGTAGTGGTACATTTTAACTACGATGATCTTATTCCTTTTGTGCAAACTCAAGTTGATAAAGTCGAACATGACTTTAGTAAAACATTCGAAGAGGTATCTGATAACATTGCTGAGTATCATACAAAACGATGCAAGGCTGAAGGAAAAGATAAAGAAGAATGCTTGAGAGAGTTCATGATTATGTTCACCAGAATCTTAAAAAGTGAGCTGTACAAACGCGAGAATGCTAGAGACCTAAAAGGTTTTGGTTATATCATTAAACCTATGAATACAGGAAGATAAGAATTAATGTTATCTTTTATTTGTGACCCCTGTAAAGAAGCAGGGAATGTAAAAGAAGAGCATAGCCTCCTTCGGAAAATGGCTAAAGAAAATTTACATATGCAGTGTAAAGGCGGCACTTGGTGCTTTTGTCAACACAGGGTAGGTAGAAAGAATGTATGAGGTGCTCACAAAAGAAGATATAAATAAGATTGAAGATTACATAAATAGAGATGCAAATCCTGTAGTTTATCTATCCATCGATCCTGGTACAAAAAACGGTGTCTGTGGCTATGATAAAAAAGCCTATCTAGTTTTTATGTTTACAGTTCATGCTGATGATATGACAGCCTTTTTAGAGAAATTTCATAAGGTAAAGAAATGCATCATTGAGGATTTCGTATTATATCCTAATAAGACCCAAGACCAGGTCTATTCTGATATGCTCACTTCTCGCGTTATTGGTAGGGTTGAGATGTGGGCAGAGAGAAAAGATGTAGAACTGATTAAACAAGGTGCTAGGATTAAGCCTACAGGCTACAAATGGATTGGACAAAAGCCACTACCGAAGAGTAACCCAAAGAATCACTCACTTGACGCCCATGTTCATTTCATGTATTGGGCTATTAAGAATAATGTAATTAGTGCTTCAGAAATCCTACGTGACCATAAAGTACAAGTTAATAAAAACGATTTACAGAAATAAGAAAGGCCCTGGACTGAGGAATAGTCCAGGGCCTTTCTTTTTAACAATGGTATCTTTTAGTAAGTCTATCAAATTCTTTAGACAACTGTTGTCCTGTCGGTGAAGAAGGTGGATGGGTTTTATATGAATCATTCGATATCTTGACCACTCCACATAGCTGTCTAGCAACATACATCGTGTATTGGAAAGATGCACCAATAGCAATAAACTGTCCTACAGTTATTAATAATAAAACCATGATTAATTTTTTAGGAACCATTAAATAAATAATTTGTTTTCCCTTTTTCTCTACCACTTATTAATCATTTCTGTGATGGCTTGTCCGATTCCAATTCCGAAGATTCCGAAGGAGAGGATGGTAATTGCAATACTGTTGGTGAATTCCTTATCAGTGATATAAGCGTAGCGAGTCCCGGGACTCCTGCCATCAACCCAAATATAATTGACAAAATCCAATACACTTGTCCTGTATACTGTTGCGCAGCAAGCCCTAGTAAGCCTCCGAATAGGAGAACCCAGCTTTTTATCTTGTTCTCGTCTTTCTTGCTCACGCAATTGACCTGTCTCCCAGCGTGAAATTAGCTATTGTAGGAAACGTGAACATGGTCCGTGTGTGGAGAAGGGCCATGATACCTTCTCCACCCTCTACTCGGTGACCAGATATAACGATTCCAAATAACGTATTTTACATTCCATTGTTTATAAGATGAAATAATATTATTAGCAAGGCTCTGTCCTACGTTATGACCATTTTTAATGTTATTGATCATAAAGTCAGTTGCAAGACCTTTAGGGTGATCTGATCCTGGAACAGAGCCAGGACCTAAACCATAAATGGTTTTAATTCCGTATTTAGATCCCCAGTAATCAGCGGCAGCTGAAACGTCGCTTGCAACACCTTTTAGCTTATAATGGTGAGATGCTCCGCTAGTGTTAACATCATTATTTCCATACGTGAATTGAGGATTAACACCATTAAGTGCATTTGCTAAAGCATCCTGATTAGCTTGGGCTATTTTATTAGCATGATTCTGAGCTATAACTTGAGACACAGTAGTTGCAGCTGTTGAGAAGTTTTTAATCTGGCCTAGTTGATTATAGTACGAACTAGGATCAAAAGGGTCTCTTTGAAAGTTAAATCCAATAGGATGTCTATCTGTCTTACCTTGCGTAGAGCTCTGCCTTTGTGCAATCATATCTTGTACCCAGCTCGGCTGAGCCTGTGGCTGCATTAAAGTTTGAGTATCTTGTTTCTGGTTCTGATTAATTAGCTGATTCAAATCTTCTAAGATAGTCATAGTTACGTGTAATCACCTCTATTCTTTTTAGCCATTTGCTTGATAAGATCTTGAATTTCAATACGTGATTGAGAAGTATATGGACCAGTGCCCGTAACACCCATACCGGTTAAATAGTTAATTAGTTGCTCAGGATTATAAGGTTCATTATCTCTATTCATACCAGACAAACGCAATCCCAATCCAACAGCAGGTACCTGAGAAGCCAGATAACCTGCCGTGCCTCCCTCTTGACTGGAAAGAGGAATACCAAGTGCAGTATTACCCGTTAATAATTCTAATGGGATTCTTGCTGCTGGCGTGAGTCCGCTAAGTAAAGTCTGTTTCGGATTGCCAAGTTGTTGTAACTGATCAAGGAACGGCGTCGACGGATTAACAATAGTATAACCGGGCGAAGAACCTCGCCAAGTTGCTTGTCTTCCGAGTCCGGAACCCGGCTGTAAAATAGGTCCAATTCCTTTTTCCTTTAACCAATCTGGAAACATTTGATCCATAGGGAAGGGATTTCCAGGTCCTTGAGATTCAACACCTGTAGCAATTTGAATATCTGCCATTGCCTTCGGAAAGGCTAAAGTAACCTGAGGACGCATAATTGCGCCTTCAATAACTAAAGGTGTAGCTTTTCTCAACCAGGAATAGAAGGGAATGACTCGTCGTAAAACATTCTGTTCAAATCCCGTGAGGTCCATTCCATCTGGATGAAATTTCTTAACTCTTCGAGTAGCTTGTTCAATAGCAATAGGTAAAGGTGAACGAGATTTTTCTAGGACGTCAACAAAATGAGCGAGCCTTACCCAGTGTTCTCTGAGTTCTGAGGCCTTTGTAGCTGTGTCATAGACCCGTCCACCAAAGGGCTGAAATTTAGATCCAAAGGTTCCAAATGCAGGAGATTGGTCACCAACTAAGTCTTCGAGGTTCGTAGCTCGGGGAAAAAGGCCACGAGACTCGGCTGCTTGATAGATTTGTTCTGCTGTTAATTTATCTCCGTGGCGTGTTGTAAGAACGGTGTTACCAGGCCTAGCACGTAGAGCAGACTCACGTAACTTAGGATCCATAATGTTAAAGACAGATTCCAAACTCTTATATCTCGTTGGAAACGCATGTAAAACTTTGGTAGCAATTGCATAAGGCTTAGGACTGACAACGCCATCAAGAGCAGACAGATAAATATCTCCATTGAGATTTCTAATATGGTGGGAAGGAGAATAAATAGTAACACCGGTTTTCCACATCCTTTGTACTTTATCAAATAACTCAATAGCTTTGTGCGGAGACTTAAATATGTCCCGGTCCAGCTGTCTCTGTAAATTACTTAACTGTGTAGCGATCTCTTTAGGAAAGTACGTACCTTTAAGTCTTGGAATATTATCTACGGCATGCTGGAATTCTGCAGTTCTCTTTGGTAATCCCCAACGAGCAATGGCGTCATCCCACATACTATTCTTACGGGTGACTAACTGTAAAGATCGTGTAAGTTGATACAGAGCCTCTGCCGGCTCCTGTGGTGTCCATTCTTTCCATGAATGCATCCATTGACCATTTGTATAATCGAATTCCCTTCCAAGTTTATCCATACCATGCGTATTAATGAACTGAAATTCTTTAGGCATTACCTCATTAAGTTCTTTCATTACAGTACCACTACGATATAAAACAGATTCAGCATTATCTGTAATACCATGAGTACCTAGAAGTCGTTCTACCATATATTGGAATTGCTGAGCTAAAGCTGCTTCTTTAGTAGATCCTGCTGTAACCTTACCAGCAGCCACAGAGAAAGCAACCTGTCGTTCAGTTTTAGTAGACATTCGAATTAAAGGCTTAATAGTTTCTGCGAAGGCTGCTGCTACATTTCGTGCAGTATCTATGTATTCGCGAGAGAATGGCTTAAGATCTTTAGCGTTCCACCATGTGGCGAAACGAGTCATAATCCCTTCGACAACTTTATTTTGCGTAAGTTCACGTCCGAGTACTTTTGGATTAGAACCAAGCGCTTTATAGACATCAGTCGAGACTTTATATAGCGTTTCGGGATTAACAACACCACTAGCAGACTGCCGAACAAGATTACGCGCTTCTTGCTGAACAGTGCTATAAAGTTGATCACGATTAGGATTAAATAGTTCATCAACGAAACGCTTAGCGGTACCTGCTTCTTTACTTGATGCACCTGCATTCTCTGCAATCTTTGCTAATTCTTTACTTACTTCACTACCTAAAGCAGCTGTTTGGCTGGGGGGAATATCCTTTGTAGCTTCGGCGATATCCGCACCAGTCTTAATTACAGGATCAAGAGTTTCAGTTACAGTTTTTGGAACAGTAACTGCTTTAAGATTCTCAAGTGCTTGGTTCGGTCGAGCTTTTCTGAAGTCATCAACTAACTTACTAGAAAGAGCTCGATGTCCACCCATCATATTTGCGAGATCACTTAATCTTACACTGACACCTTCACTGTCTACTAGGTGCCGTCCCTGAGATAAAATATGATCTTCAGCCACACGCAGCATCTGCATAACAGTGAAAGAACGGCGATCCTTACGAACCTTACTAGCAGCATGGACTAATTTATTATAAAGATTTGTCTGGCCCACAGGATTAATATTTTTAAGTCGATTAGTCTTCATAAACTGTTCTGCAGCTGCCTTAGCTGTGTCTATCCATCTAGATCCGATAGTAACAGCTGGGAACTCCACAGGTGTTTCACGTACTGCAGTTATCATATCTGCAGGTTCGACACCAGCTTTAAGTTTATCAACTTGTTTACGTAACATACTTCGGGTAATAGGACTCTTAGCTGCTTCAATCTGCCTATTCAAATTTTTGATGTTATTTAGAGGATTAAATAATGTTTTTAACTTGTCTTCTTGTGAAACTACAGAAGGTGCTTTATTGATAATAGGTTCTAATGCTTTTAATTTGCCAGACTCGTCTGAAAGAGCAGTTACTAAATTACTCTCACGTGTAAGTTCTCCTGCCAAATCTACAGGGTGGTATTCAGGAACTGGTTTTAAATCTTCAGCCTTTTTAGCAGCATCCTTAGCAATATTTCCAGCAAGTTCTTGGGAAGCCTTGCCCGTGCCTTCTTCAACTGCTTTAAGAGCCTCAGTACTAGCCTTAGCACCTTTACCTAACTTGGGAAGTAGTCCAACACCTCCGGCATAAGTTAAAGGATCAGCAAGGATATCTAAACCAAAACTAACTGCAGCTTTAGCAGGTCCCGGTAAAGTTCTTCCAGATTGATTCTCAAAATCTCCTACAACATCTTTACCTGTAGTTTTTTCTTTACCCGATAAACCTTGCCATAAAGCACTTAATTCACCTGGGTTAGTCGCAGGACTTAATGCTCGTAAACCACTAAGTAACTGCTCAGGAAGAGGTTCACCTTTATGTTCTTCTACGGTGCTTTTAACTGCGTTAAGAGTAGCATAAAGAGGCCTAGACATAAGATCAAGAATGCGATTAACCACGCTGGGACCCCTTGGATCGGCATGGTTAATTTGTCCTGTAGTGTACGGTTTTTGAAGTGGTACACTAGAAAGAATAGCGTTAGATAATCCTTTAACTGTTTGAGGAGACGCCAAAGCACTATTATTCGCATTCGCCTTAGCAAGAGCAAATAAAATATCAGTTAGCTTTTGATCTGCCATGTTTCATCTAACCTCCCGAACTATTACCGTAATAAAGCTGTAAGTACATTAAAAGAGCTTGATGGGTTGCTGCATCAATCTGGCCATTTTGAAACATTTTATCAGCTTGCTCAGCGTACCATTGAGGAGTTGTAGAAACAAAAGTACCAGGAACCGGACTACGAGGATCTTCTACTTTACCATAAATGGCTTCAGGACTACGCTGTAATTGAGTAAATGCACCAGCCACAGACTGCTGAACATTAGAAGGAAGACTACCCATAAACTGATCTAAGGGGCTAGCTTGTGATTTATTACCTTGAAGCTGACTCTGTAAAATCTGCCACAGCATGTCCTGTCGACGATTAGTTTCTTGAGATGCCATTTGCTGCTGCTGTAAAAGTTGGTTTTGTGCTTGTCCCAATTGATCCATATAGCCGCTTTGAATGCCAGAAGCTCGCTCTGACTCGTTCTGATTTAAGTAATCAGTAAGCTGACTTAGTAAATTAGCTGCTTGTTCATTGCCTGCCATAATGGCAATTGGAGAACCTTCATTGTAATAAGTCTGATCGGCTTTACTAGTGTCCTGATAATATTGCTGCTGTTGTGCTTGATTAGCAGATGCCGCATTTAGAGCATCCATCTGTGAGGGCTGCTGTTGTTCGGTAACTGCAGGAAGAGCGTCTTGAATTCCTAATTGTTGAAATAAATCTGCTTGATCCTGATTAACTCGGCCATAACTTCCTTCAATATTACTACGTAGCTGTCCATAAATAGCTGCTACATCAGCTTGATTCTGTGCGTTCTCTTTAGCCTGTGCTGCCCCTGTGGCTTTAAAATCATTAGCTAAGGCCTGAGCCATTCCTTTAATATCAGCTTCTCCACGAGCATCTTGAGCTTTGGCCGTAGCTGCCCTTTGATCATAAATTGGATTAAGTGCTGCTTTAACTTGGTTCATTAAATCATCTTTATTAATACCCGTAGGAGCCGCCACAGGCTGTTGCAACTGATCTAAAAGCTGGTTATAAAGTTGGGTCATAGGATCGTTTTGCTGTTGCATTAATTGCCCCAGCTGACCACTAATACCTAGAACATTACTGAGTGCATTTCCAACAGCGTCGCTCTGTGGGCTTCTAAATTGTCCAACAACGGGGGAAGCGCCAGAGCCATAGCTTTTATTTGGAGAAACTAACGGCCCCGTGGCTGTAGGTAAAAGGTGCTGAAATCTATTATACCCATATTTAGCGGTAGGTAGTACGCTAAGTAACTTGCTGATTAATCCTGGATCATATCCAGCACCAAATAATGACATCTAAATCACCCGATTTGATACTTAGCAGCTCGACGAGCTAACGCCTCCTGCTTAGCCTGCTGGACAGCTAAATCGTATTCACGCTTATAGTTATTCTGCTGAGACAGAAGATCAGCGAGTAAACCACTCTGCTGCTGACCAAGAGCATTTAATTGATCATTGTATTGCTGCTGAAACTCTCCCTCTTTCTGACCGAAAAGGCCAGAGTTAATAAGACCACGAGATGCATATTCTTGACGAAGTTGATCTAACTGGGTAGTCCTATCACGACCCATGCTATCAACAGTATTATTATATTGAGTAGTTGCTTCGCCCTTACGACGAGTAATATCTGCAATATAATCAGCTAATGTCCGCTTACCTCCACTTACTGCTTGCTGATAAGCAGAATCAGTTCCTAGATAAGCATTAATAGAAGGGATTACAGGAGCGGCAGTATGGGATACAACTGCTCCACCACCACCGCCACCTCCGCCTCCTCCACCGCTACTCCTTCCAACATTCCTACTAAAGTTACTTCCTCCACCGCCTCCTCCTGAACTACGACTGCTTCCACCGCCACCGCTAGAGCGTCCAACACTCTTACTTTTTGTACCTCCAGATTTCCTAACAGCTACCGTAGTTTTATGAACAGCCTTACCTAGATTGCTGACCCAACCAGGACCACTCGGCTCCGGAGGTAACATTAAAAAATCCTCCCAACATCAGAACTCATATAATTTTGTGCCTTTATCGCTTTCAAACGCCGTAACATTGCATCACGGCGAGCTTGATACTTTAAATCTCTTGTAGCATGTCCCATAGGATCTACAGGACCATTATTTGGAGCGTCACTTCCACCACCGTAAATTTTTCCACCGGCGGCATAAGGTAAATACTGCTGGCCTTGAAAAATCATGAAATCCTCGCAGAGACTAGCTCCTTAACAGACACAATTGCAGTATACTGGAATATCTTTGTTGGTTGAGTTGTGGAACCATCAGTCTCTAACTGAAGTGAAAAGTTAGCTTTCCTAAAGCGTAACGTTTTACCAAATTTAACCATCTTATTAGTATTTGAAATATCGTCACCAGCTACTGTTTCTGTATTAGTTGTGGCACCTAATGTTGGATTTCCCCATGTATTAAGATCTGCCCATGTTTGCGTAGTTAGTGCATTCCACGTTGTTGAGCTAATTAACGTAATTGGAGTGATAGAGCCGATTACCTGTTTTCCTGAAAGAATATCAGCGCCCCACCAGAAAAGTTTCTTATATCGAATAGGATCTGCAATATCATAGCTTTTAGTAGTTGCGATACAATAGAATTTATGCGTACCTGCACCCTCCGTTGAACCGCTTGATCTTCCATCAATAATCTTTAATAATTTGTAACCCGTAGAACTAACATCAAAGGAATAAGAAGTATAATAACTATCAAGACCAGAACCAGATAAATCACGTGCTCTAACTAAAGGACCAAAGATATGCCATTCAGTTGTTGCTGTTGTATCAGTTTTACGCCACTCCCCCCAAGTGCGAGTGCGTAACTGAAAAGAATAAGTTCTATTATAATAACGAACAATTAAACGTTCTCCAAGGGTACTTAAATGCTGATTCTCATATCTAGCAATTGCGTTAGTGGGTAACGAGTTATCAAAGACAAGAGGCACCTTAAGATTAAGTAAAGAAAAGTTATAATTCGTAATTTCATAAACTTTATTTCGATGCATCGTGTATACCGTGTTTTCATACTGAACTAGTCCTAAGCTGCCCGTGGAACCAACTACTGGATTGATTTCTCTAAGAATCGCGTCAGCTGGATCAAGATCATATGCAAGAACATGAGTACTTTCACCTTTAAATAACAAAACAGAATCTTGATAAACGATAAGATTGTTGAGGGTATCCCCGTCCCCGTTCTGCACATCAATGAAATTTGTACCAGGCCATGTGGTAAAATCAGCTGACTGAGAAAATGTAAGTCTTGAAGAGTTAGACGTTGCATTTTCACCAGGAACCACATACAATCTATTTTTATGAACTACACACTTTTCAGCCCTTGGGATTGCAGCCTGCGCCACAGCCCCGCCGCCTGGTGTCCAAGAAATTCCACCATTAGCACTAGCTGAAGTAGCAGGAAGCCAAACAGTAGAAGCATAAACTTCCATACAACGACATTCACGAGAAAGACCACCAGGATTTAATTCAGTCCAAGAACTACCAGCGTTAGAACTTACATAAGTTTTACCGTTCTGAGTACCAAAAAGATATAGAGTTCCACTGAAAACTACAGAACCGAAGATAAAAAGACGTTGGTTAGTACCACCATTAAACGTAATCTGAATGGCAGGCCGACTTACTAAAGCACCATCAATATCCAATTCCAAGTTTAAACACGTACTAAGTTCGGTATCTCCAATAAGAACAGGATCTGATCCTGTGTTTAATCCCCCATTAAAAGGTCCTAACCGTAGAATCTGAACAGCCATTAAGCATCAAACTCCAATACTGTAATAGTTGGATAGGTATTCGTATCTTCCTTAGTATCGCTATTACTAAGTTCCCTAACATCATCCATAAAATTAGATTGATACATAATAGCTGGATCGTGATCTTCATCTAACAAACTAGCTTGCCACATACAATACTGCCAAATAGTGTTGTGGTAAATCAAAGGAAGAGAAAGAGCGTCCGATGTAAGTACCACATCAGTAGGACGTTTATTGTGAAGAATCTTTAATCCACCTGTGGCTGATTGGTCAGGTGTTGGAAATAAGATAACTTGACCTTTATCCATAGTATAGTAAATAGGAGCACCGACACCATATGCAGTACCATCCCAGCCATCCACAAGCTCATCAAACTCTTGCATACTAGCATATTTAATCTTATTAAAACTTAGCATGCTTGTATACTTATAACGCAGAGCTCTAATAATTAATAAGGTAGCAGGCATTGTATACGTAGATTGATTTGCCACTAGATCCATAAACGTTGTTTCTTGTAAAGCGCTATCATTACGTTTTACAATTTCTATTTGTGCATCATTAATCCAACGAATAACATCTGCATCTTGAACCTGAACTGCAGCCTCGTCACCAAATGTCCGTCGGACTCGTGTAATAATATCAGATACAATCATTTATCAATCACAGACCTAACCGGACCTAGATCTCTAAATTGATCGTCTCTCATTCTTCCGTCATGACGCCAACGACTCTTTGTGTTCCCAGCAACAAACTTTACAAAATCTTTAATCTCTTCGCGTCTATCTAGTTCTTCTTTTAACTTTAAAGCTTCAATAGCTGCATTATGAGCATCCATTCTTGCAACTACATCCCCATGCTTTAAATCAATACTCCACAATTTTTCAAGAATAGCCACAGGATTGCTTAAGGAATCTGCATACATAACGATAGTTTTAGTACGATCATCTACGATACGAAAGCATTGTTTCTTATCTACTAGGTCAACTTGTCGTTCAGGAGGGATCCATTCTAGAAATAAGTTAGGATCATAATCCTGAATGACCTCGGCAAGTCTTTGGAACTCGGCTGAAACCCATTCATCCACGTTTGGCATTTATCAACTCCCAACCCTTAAAGTTATCTAAAGCCGTATAAGCCTGATCTCGTCTAATAGGACTAAGTAGGTGCCAAAGACTAGAAATAACACATTGCACATCTGCAAAACCAGAAACCCTATCTATTTTAGATGCCCACATTAGGGAAACTCCGCCAAGCGTTGAAACTCGGCGGAGACCCATTCGTCAACTTGTGACATTACTCGTCTTCGTCTCGCTTCAAATTCTTGTCATCATTCTTGTTTTCAGGAGCAAACTCACTCGTAGAGCTCTCATCTAACTGCTCTTCATCTGGATCCTGCTCTGGGAAACCCTTGTCATCATTAACATTAACACCAGCAAACTGAGTCACATGTACCACCTTAGAAGTTTGAGCCTGATGCACGGGGTCAGGCTGAGGTAAAACATCAGGATGAACCTTACCTAAATTATGTTCTGGATTCTCCTGCCAGACGGGAATAGTAGAAACCTGCCCGTCATCCCCCACATAAGGTTCAGTCTTTCCTGCCATAGGATCAGGTAAAATATTAGTCTCTACCCTGTCGTTACCCTCTACATCCACATCGTTAGGCTTATCAACAACTACGGGCTCATCAACAGGAGTAGTAACTTCTTCATTCTTATCGTTACCCAACATTTCAGATAACGACTTTGCTGGAGCTGCTGCCTTCTTAGCTGGTGCCACTTTTCCTCCTTTAGTAAAGTTGGCTGCACCTGTGGCGACAAGGAACAGCCAACTTTATCTACTTATGCGTTTCTTTGTTCTTACACCTGCAACCATCAACCGGTCCCCAGGAGGGACAAATTGAAGTAACATCCGCTGTATGCTCACAAGGAAAATTATAAAAAGGATCATTACATTTAGGTCCGCAACGATTGGGATCATGCCAGTAAGGAACTTTTTCCTTGCACTCATCACAGACTAAAAAGGGATTAGCAAAGCCAATTTGTACATGTTTACTGGTAAGCATTAATGATTAATCGATTCTAAACAGATTACGGCAGAAGCCGTATCTGAAGCCCCAGTAGCCTGATTTAAAGAAACGTTAATAGTTGTAACAGCAGGTAGGTCAAAAACAATAACGGGAAATGCAATTGTATCTCCCGGTCCCCCAGGAATAACAACAGTACCTACTGGTGACGGAATACCTGTAACTTTTAAACCATCAGCTAATGTATGTCTCCCAGAACCTGTCATTCGATAACGGCCTACAGGTACATTTACGCAAGAAGCCACAGCGGTGTTAGCTGCTACGTTATTACCTTGTGTACCGCTACCAACAACAGTAGTGTTGGTACGCATATTATGCCTCGATAATACTCGTCATAAGACCGTGCGAGTTACGCCGATGAGTACCAATCTGCCAATACTTAAACAGACGTGCACGATAAGCATCGTACTCACCAGTGGAGTCAATTAAACGCTGCCACATATTTCCATCACGGTTCATCCAAGACCAGTCAGCATTCTGATAAATAGTAATCTGCTTCTCGTTCAT